AGATTCCGTGTTTTAACGCCATCGCGCGGTGAAAACCCTGCTATAATCATACACGTTTAACCAAAAGGGTGTACACTAGTTTTACGGGTAAAGAATTGTACATTCATGCGGAATTTGATGAATATGAGGAACTTATGACAACAGGAATAGCACTACTCTACGCACGTGTTTCAACCCAAATGCAGGCAACAGATGGCATGTCTTTGGACGCTCAAGAGAGAGAACTTAGGGCTGCAGCCACGTTTGCTGGTTACACCGAGATGGAACTTGTCCGAGAGGAAGGGCGCTCTGGTAAGTCAATTAAAGGTCGTCCTGCCTTGCGTGGCGCACTTGATAGATTAGACAATGGAACAGCCTCAGCGTTGATTGTTACCCGTGTAGATCGCCTCGCACGTTCCACAAAGGACTTCTTAAACATCGTCGACAGAGCTAATCAGAAGGGTTGGCGTCTAGTCATGCTAGACCTTAACCTTGACACATCTACGTACCAAGGACGTTTTGTTGTGACAATCATGTCTGCTCTCGCAGAGATGGAAAGGTCTATTATCTCTGAGCGACAGAAGTCAGTTCATAAGTATCGTCGAGAGACTGGTCAGAACTGGGGAGTTGATCTTGGTCCTAAGAGCAAAATATCAGACGAGGCAATGAAGATCATCACAGAACTACGAGATAAAGGTGTTTCATATCATGAAACAGCTCGTCAGCTAAATGCTCAAGAAATCCCTACTGCGTTAGGTGGAGCCTGGCACGGATCTACTATAAGAAAAACTTTAAGTTACTTAAAGGCAAATAGGACACAAGAAGAGCAATAGCGTATGTACTTTTTAACAAAAATAGAGTAGTATGTTTTATTATAAGACGCATCTACCTCGCAAAACGATAAAGTGAAAAGAAGGAATTATGGGCTCTGACTTAAAAAAGATAGTTATTGTAGGCGGTGGGACTGCTGGCTGGATTGCAGCTCTTTACGCAAAAAACGCTTTCTTGCTAGCAGATGTGACTGTTATAGAATCGAAGGACATAGGGATACTAGGCGCAGGCGAAGGGACAGTCCCAGACTTTGTTAGTTTTACAGATTTTTTAGGGATACCCATATCTCTCCTTGTTAAAGAGGCAGACGCGACAATAAAGACCTCTGTAAAGTTTACTAACTGGACCGAAAAAGGAAGCGTGTATCATCACCCCTTTCATACAGAAGGACCCCTAGGTCTAGACGGCTGCAACGTCTACAACCCATACATACTGGATACAAATGTAAGCATAGTGCTAAACGCCTTAAAAAAAGGAAAAACAGCCAGTATAGACATAACCGAGGTTGCCGGGAAAAGTAAAAAAGTCCCTTTTACGTACAATGGCTCTGTTACAGACTGGCAGATAGACCCTATATTCGGCTACACTGCCGTCTCCAGCTGGGCTGTTCATTTTAACGCAGTTAAACTAGCGGTTTTGCTTAAAAAAATTGGAATTGAAAGAGGAATCACAGTTAAAGATAGCACGGTTACTTCTGTAAACTCTAATGACAATAAAGGCATAGAGTCACTGCAGCTCAGCGATGGAACTGTTCAGTACGCAGATTTTGTAATCGACTGCACCGGCTTTAGCAGATTACTCATTGGAAAGCACTTTAACTCTGAATGGATAAGTTATAAAGATAAGCTTACTGTAGATTCTGCGCTGCCCTTCTTTCTTCCTATAGAAGATGACATTCCTCCTTACACCGAAGCCATAGCTATGAAGCACGGCTGGATTTGGAAGATACCCACTAAGGAAAGATATGGGTGCGGATACGTTTTTGATTCTACTTTTACATCTCAAGAGGAAGCGGCTTTAGAGATTGAAGAGTTTCTTGGGTTTGTACCGGAGTATCCTCGCGGTACTAAGGGTGCGTTTACTTTTGAGGCAGGGTGCTATAAAACACCTTGGATAAAAAATTGCGTTGCTGTAGGCCTTTCTTCTGGTTTTATAGAGCCTCTAGAAGCTACATCAATATGGATGACAATTTTAACACTAAAAGAAGTTTTCTCTAATCTAAACAGTATTTATGAGCAAGATCCTGGACATATAGAAGAAGTAAACAACAGATTTGTAGAAAGAAACAGAAACATAAAAAACTTCTTGTACTTTCATTACATGTCAGGCAGGTCAGATACCGAGTTTTGGAAACAATACAGCTATGAAAATGCACCAAGTGAGATACAAAAAATGCTAGATCGCTGGAAGTATCGAGCCCCTTCTTACTCTGACTACGATGCAGACCTTTTTAAGCTTAATAGTTGGATGATGGTGGCTAGAGGCACTAACCAGCTAAACCTAAAGATTTTAGAAAAAACTAGTAACGCTAATTACTTTGAAATAAAAGCCGGTAGTACGTACTTTAGTAAAGCAGGCAGCATGAGTAAAGCAACTAAAGATTTTTCTACCCATAAAGAGTTCTTAGAAAACTTAAGAAATGCAAACTAAAAGATTTAGAGGGCAGTGGGTTGACGCTCTAAAGACTATGACTTATAAGAAATACTGGAATAAACCTAACACTGTTGAGTTCTTTGCTTTTATGACAAAAGCGGCAATTATTATTCCCGGTCTATTATTCGACACTCAGATATGGTGGCTTTACATAATTGCCCTTTTGACTAGCCTTTCCCTTATCTGGTCCTCTACAGTTAAGACGCTACCTACAATTATTTGGTTTAATATCCTTTGGTCACTTCTAGCTACAGCAGCGATAGTAAAACATTTTATTAGTTAAATTCTTTTTTTGACCAAGCATTCTTTAAGTAGTGACCTACTATTGTTGAATTAAAGTTCTTATCTTCTATTTTTCTGTATTCTCCATTTTCTAAAGAACTAAATTCTGCATTCCAAGAATCTCTCTTAAAAGGAATTATTTGAGCTATAGGAGTACCTTTCTCTATAACTCCTTCAAAATCATTTTTTAACCATAAAGGAAATAAGAGCTCAAGACTAGATCTATCAGAATCAACTATCGCGGGGACAGCATGAAATGGAGATGATCTATACCCAAAAGGTTGAGTACAGATAATAGAGTAGTTTTTTGGAGTGTGTATTAGCCACTTATTATGATATTTAACAACAAAATTACTGTAGCCAGTTGGCGGTTCTATTTCTCTAGAATCGGGTTGGTGAACAGTAAATACTTGCTGAGAAACTTTCCAGTTTATCTCGGGTGAGCCATTAACCTGTCGCACATACACATCTGTCCATAAAGGGATGATGTAGCCAGCAGTAAGAGCATCTAGCATAGGAATGCATTTTTTAGCTCCATGATTTGTTTGAAGATCTTTTACTATTAGCTTATTTCCACCAGGATTTTCTGGTGTTTTTATGTAAGGAGACAAATTCTTCCACCATTCAGGGACTGCTTGCTTAGCCGGAAAAGGTTTTTCTGCGATATCCCACGAATCTTTATCTACAGCTGTAAACTTTATTTTCTTATTATTCATTATTTTCCTGCTCTTTTCTAGACTCCACAGCTGCTTCCTGCATGGTTTGTACAGCTTTTGTACTTAGATCTTCTTCTTCTTTACTCTTAAACCATTTTCTTTCAAGTAGCTCGCCTTCGTATGGACCCCACTTACCGACAGGACAATAAGCAATTCCTATAGTGGCTTTTAATTTCATCCAACAATGACATTTTTTACAGACTCTTGGAGCTTTTTTTGTAAAAAATTCACACCCGGAACAGGTGTTATACCTTTCTTCAAAAACTTCTTCAGGAACATAGTGTTTTCCTGGAAATACAAGGTCCCACGGCATAGCATTTCTTTTTTCATATTTATCTACATCAAATTCCATTTTTGCCTTTCTTAAAAAAAGGAGCCTGATCTCTCAGGCTCCTTTGGGATATATGCCTCTCTCCCAAGTACACAGTTAATCCGTGTTTGTACTATATACCTATGCTGCGTACTTTAGCGTTTCTTATTACGGGTTTCTTACTTTTCCTCTACAGGAGTAAAAGAACCTAGATCTGCAGGTAGATCTTTTCCTTCTTCATCTACAAGAGTTAGGCTGTGAAAACCCTCTGCTTGCTTGATTTCTTCAATAGAAGACAGTACCCCACCAATAGGTGGCAATTTAGCAGCTTGCTCGTCGTTTTCTACGTACTCCATTATTGTAAGGTCTAGCTCTGTTGCTATTGCAGCCTCAAGGCGAGCACCTTTACTTTCTTCCCAACCAGGCAGTAACACAATCGTGTCAGCCTCAAGTAGATACTTGACAGCTTCTCTCATGTACTCCTTGCGCTGTTTGGTCTTATCTCCATCAAAAAATTCTGAAGGAGAACATACCATGAAACCTACAGCCCTAAACTCTTGAGCAATTCTATTGAATAGGTCGTGGTTATAGTTTTCAACTCCGTCCATTGGCCCACTTAAATACATGTTTTTCATTCCATGTTCTATAGCCTCAACGACGTCCTCGTTGCGCGGAACTTCTATTGCTTCTATAATCTCTGCGTCAACTATCTCTTCTTCACTCATTATCTATCTCCTCTTGTTTTCTTTCTCTTTGTGGCAGTCCTAACAGTGCTATATTAGCTGCCACGTCTAGTCCGCTAATAAAGTAGTTTGATATTCCGCGTTCTAAAGCTATTGCAGAGTACGCGGATATCTCAGTTGATATTTTATTACGAAGTTCTGACTCAATCTCTATGCGAACTTGAGACATTTGACTCCAAGGCATTTGCCATGATTCTGCACTATCTCCCATGTCCTGTCCTAACCTCTTGCAAATCTAGTTGCGCTTGCCCAATCAACATCACCTGTCGGAACAGCGCGTGGAATAAGTACTCTACCAACAATCTCTGCCCTTGAGCCAAGACCTGTAATGTCGTGACCACGGTCAGATATCTTTCTTTGAAATGCAATCTGTGTCATTGCACGTTCACCACGTTCTTCACTCCATAGGCGATACACTGCGTATAGAGCCTTAATAGGTAGACGTGCACCTTCGGATTCTCTTGTTTCTTCATTTAAGAAGATACCAATGCGATCTTCGTTCTTACGATATATGTCTGCAGCCTCGGACACAGCAGTGCACCAACCAAGAGAGTCGCGCGCGCTTGAGCCAAGAAGTTTTATTGCGCCTTCAACTGCCCAAGATAGAACAGCAGGAAGCGCGCCTTCAGGATCAAATATGTAAGCCTTTAACTCTGGATCTGGTGACTCTGGCACCTTTGACCAAGGGATTGGTCGAATACGACGCCACATTGCATCATCGTTAATAATAGGACGGTGATTAGTTGTGACCCATAATTTTGCACGTGATTGGAACGTGAACGGTTTTTCACCTGGTGAACGAGCAGAAATTTCAGATGAACCAGTTAACTTCTTGACTGAGTTTTCCTTCATGCGCTCACCATCCGGTAACTCATCAACCCACACTAAACGACGACCACGTAATTCAGCCCAGTGATAGAGATCTGATCCGTTAGAGTGGCCGTCCCCTTGAGCAAGGATAGATGAGTCAAGTGGCCAAGCATATTGTTGTGTTCCTAAGCACTTTACAAGAGCTTCAACAAATGTATTTTTACCAGATCCTGGAGGGCCATAAACTAAGAACATAACATCGTGTGTGCGTAAACCAGTTAGCGAGAAACCAGCAGCGCGCTGTAGCCATTCTTGTAGTTCCTTATCTCCGCCAGTAGCAAAGTCAATAAATTGTTCCCAGCGAATGTTGCGCATACCTTGAGTGTAAGCTACGGGAGCACGACGTGTAATGTAAAGATCAGGTCGTCCTTTAAGTAGCTCGCCGGTGCGAAGATCTATAACTCCGTTAGCAACACCAAGAAGGTGTTCATCACTGTCCCAGTTCTCCACGCCAACAAGAATGCGTGGGTCGGATGTTGCAGATTCAATCGCACCGGCAAGTCTAGAGTTTGATTTTGCTTGTTGAGCCCACTTAATTACTTCACCTTGTTTATCAGGGTCCTCGTAATTTACGACCTCACTAGCAATAATTGGTGCAAGCTTTTTTGTAAGCTCACGCATTTCAAGATTCTCAATATCAGGCTTCCAGTAACTTCCATCCCAGTGAAACCAACCAAGTCCAGGAGTATAACGAACAGCAGGGCCAAATGCATCTACAAGACGACGGCCATTTCCTGTATCAGTTAAAGTTCTCTTTCCAGGTTCTCCGCCTTCGTTCTCGCCAATAGCATCTGCGTCTCCTGGGACATCAATGTTAGAAAGATTAGAGGCGTCGCGAACAGAGTCGCCGTCTTGAATACCAGCGTTAATACTTCCACCAACAGTTCCTGGTAGATGACTGTTCTCATTAAAACCGTAAGAACGAG